CTTTAACATTAATTTTTCCTTACCTATCCTTGGACAAGATAGGGAAACAGAGGTATCAGATTAGTCTGGTATGATGATACTGAGATTTCCATTTTGTGAATATATATCCATTCAATATATATGACAATATTGCTTTCTATTGTCTTAATTCACACACATAAAGCATTTAAGTATCCTACGTTTTATTTTAGGAGAAAAAGTCTAAATGACGGTAAGGAGATAGCTTTCTTAACCCGTAGCGCTAGTCGCAAGAGAACCAGGGAGAACCTAGTTTCCCGCCTACTGATCAATGCAAGGTTTAATATGCATAGAACTATACGTAATCTACGGACCCCTAGCGATAGGATTATCGAACCTCAAGACAAGAGTAAATAAACAAGGTATCACTTACTTTAAGAAGTGCGTCATACAGCAATATAATATTGTGAAGGCAGCCTATACGACAATTAGGTTGAAGTGGTCTTATACCCGATGCATCCTTAGGCATCTATGACTAAGGATAGTTGTGAGTGAATCTCACCACCTCCTGCACACGGGCAAGAGGGCGGTTGTTTTATTTAGTATAATATGATAATTTTGGTGATGAGCTTACCCGAAGTGTTATTCCTTGATGTAATTGACCTTTTTGGTCACCCTTTTTAGGTTGTAAAGGTCGGGGACCCCCAAGGGGGGGTGTGTGCGGACCACATGGAGCTTGTTCCAGATCTTATCTATCCTTGTATAAACGGTGTAGTATTTTACAATTTGAGGCGTATATGCTGGATGGCATAGCCTAGATGACCCAGAACACTTGTGTTTGATTAAGGCGAAGTTGTAAATATAATTCTAGTAAATCCGATGGCTATGGATGGATTTTTGTCAATCATACACCATTAGATTATATTATATTATTGAAACCAGTTGCGTATGTTTTCTCATTTTGGGTAGTTACTTACCCTTCGGGAATGAGTTTAATAGTATGCAATACCGTATGAGCGAGAGAGGACTAAGGCTTGAACCCTCGATCGTATAGAAGTTTAAAAACCGTAAATACCGGACTTGTTGTGGGTTAATAGCCCCGCAAGGCCGAATAGCATGAAGTTAGTAACACCTCAAACAACACATCCGAGATCTCGAATTTATTCGAACCCCCTTTTTTACCCGAGTGCAAAGAAATTTTGCACTCAAACACTCTCGCCGAACCAGGTGATTTTTGTTTGACTGACCCCGAAGTCCAATTATCAGCGACAGTCAAATTAGTCAGTTTTACACAAAGCATCACCTCGAGCACCCGGCGACTTTACAAAAGACTCTTTTCCAAGAAACCCAATCTCATTGAACCGTATAGTTCTATGATCGATCAGGTTATTGATGTGGAGCCTGAGAAGCGAATTCTTGCCTTGGCAAGATTTTCCTCGTTACTCAGTATCATGGTAAAGAACAATGTTCCCTTACCTTTCGCTTTTCCGTGCAAACCCGCATGTCCCACTTTGGCTTACGCAGATTCTGGCGAAGTGGGGCGGGTATTTAAAACCGGAACCCTGCACGACGATGTCACCCCCTTACTTGGTGGCATACACCGCCTTGACGATGTCATCAGGACTATTATTGATGCACGCCAAGGTATCCGCGAGTTCTACCATCATTTCAATCAGATTTTATTAGATTTTGATGATCGCGAATGGATCAACTCTCTGTCTCACGACACTTTGCAGAGATGTGTAGATCGTTTAGGTGCTATCCATATGATTGACAGGGATATGGTAACCCCACACACGATGATGTGTGTTGTTGCTATGTCTTATAAATTACAGGATATGCATCTGACCAGCACTATTTTGGAAGATACGTTATCTAGAGACTCGGACGACAATGATGAGATTGTTTTCCATACCTTTGAGGATGACGAGGACGATGAGGCGGATGCGGTTTTTGATTGGATACAACATTCAGTAGACGATCAAGGCGAATGTACTTTTGGATTCGAACCACCATCAGGAAAATTTCACCCTGATGGTTCTAGAACCATTACGGTATATGAGGATGAATCCTCTGTTGGGACATCGTATTCTTATGATGGCCCTAATGTTGATGAAGATGGACTTGAGGCAGAACACCGTGAACAACACGTGGAACAAGACGTGGATATTTGGGAGGAAGGTGAATCATCAGTGAAGGTTGTTGATGATGTAGCAGAAGACACAATTCATAATGTATTGACTG